GCCGCAGTCATCTTTTATATACTTAAAAGATCCGTTTGAACTTATAATATATGAAGATTCTTGTATGTGTGATCGGTCAGCTTCGTCACGCAGATATTACTTGGCCTTATTTCAAAAAATATGTGATTGATGAGCTTGGTGCAGATTTTGTGACTTGTGGACCAGACTCAAAAGTTCAAAATAACTTTACAAAATATGCTCTGGATAATTTTCCATCGAATCAAGATCATGTAAGACTCAACGAACAAAAGTGTTTGAATCATCGAGGCGCTGTTTACAAATATTGTAAATATTTAGGTATTCATGATTCATATGATCAATATATACTAACACGGTCTGATCATATGTGGACAGCTCCACATCCAAAACTAGACACTGAACATCAATGGTTTATGAATTCACAGTTTCATTTCGGAATAAGTGATCGCCATCAAGTTATGAATAAATCTGGATTTGCAGAGTATTGTGAAAATCCGGGTCAATTCACTATTGAAAACTATTTATATAACAAGGTGAAATGGGGACCAAGCACGGCTCTGAGTCCTTTCCCAATGTATTTAACAGATGACAAAGGAGATTATAGATATATTGATGAAAAAACACCGTCCCAAGAAACTTTGACTTGGCCATTTCAATTTCACCATTACGAAAAGGGCCCAAGTGGATCATATTCAGGACGTGCTAGTCGCTAATGTGCTTCCCGCAGTATGGGCGCCGCGAAATACCCTTGTATAGACCCATGCGACTGGCAACAGCCTTGAGTTTGTGCAAATTCTCCCAAAAGTTACCAGAGTGCTTATACTCAGTCACAGTTGTGTGAGCAAGCTCGTGCAACAATACGTGAAACACCTGGTTTTCATCTGTTCCATCCAAACAGATGAAAATCTCGTACCCCTTATTTACGTTGTAACCAACCTCCCCCTTTGTAAGCAATCCTGTGATGATGGTTTCCCGTCTGAGAATGGGAAACTGGTCGTTATGTTTCAACTCATCTCTGAGGACCTTGTACTTTTCCTTCACCTTGGTCAGCAGTATATTTTGTTTGAAGGATAACCATATTGAAATAACCGCGAGGATCGTTATGATGATTTGCTCGGGTCTCATCTTACTGTAGCTTTTTAAAAATAAACTGGTCGTAGATGTCCGATATTGTACCTGTAGTCTCCTTGACCATTTGAACCCTGGTAAAAAGCGCCAGCCTGTGCTTGAAGCATACCCTGTTCAGCATATTAAAATAACACAGGGGTTCTGGAATAGCTCCGGCTGCATAATACGGTCCGCCAGCCAGCCTGACCAAGATCATATCACCGCAGCGCTCACCACTCTTTCCGATACTCGGTCCCCTCTCAATCATATTTCCCAAACTATCCGTCCATTTCTCGGGAAGGGCCAATATCCTGTTGGCATTTGGCGCAATACCAAAGAAAGTTCCTCCGGGTTTGAGTCTCTTGGCAATCTCCTCGATACAATCCTCCATATAGTCCTCATTCTTGAAGATGTATTGGAGTGAAAAGTTGTAGCATACATAATCAAAGGGTCCGTCAGGTGCATCGTGTACATCACCTACGAGTATATTCGTCTCTGGATATACAGTCGTGGCTCTTTGGCGAGCCTCCTTGACCGATTCAAGGTCAGGGTCGATCATAGTCACCTTGGCTCCAGCAGCCTTCCACTTGGCCAGGTCACCGCCACGGCCCGAGCCGACATCGAGGACTGTCGAGTTTTTAGAAACGAGTCCAGTGATCAATCGACGCTTGATGTCATTGTGAAGCTTGCGAAGTTTATCCATTGTGTAAGGGGCGCGGGTGCGCCTTAACTGTTAAAGAATAAACACACTAGTATTTTAGAATGTCTCTCGAGCAGGACTACGTTACCGTCCCGGGTCAGTTTTTTGCACTCATTTCACTCGTTGGTCCCGACTGTGCGCAGAAGGGTGACCAGTTTGGCCTCAAGATTCGAGGTGTTTTCTCCTCACGCGAGGAGGCGAGCAGCCATGCGAAGCGTCTCCAGCGCGATGACGCTACATTTGACATCTATCTGGTCGATATGTACAAGTGGCTTCTGATTCCACCCGACCGCACCCAGATTGAGGATGTTCACTACCAGAATGAGAAACTGGAGGAGATTATGAGCAAGTACAAGGAGAATCAGCGGTTGGCCGCCGCGATGTTTGAGCAGCGCAAGCGTGATATGACAGCCACACCAATTCCCGGGTCCGATACTCCATTCATTACACCCGGTGACGAGAATTCCAAATTTTACAACAGGCCCGATGTCGCGCCCATTCCCCACCCGTCCGAGATTCTCGAGGATCTGAAAAAGGAGTTTCCGGACAAGCCAATCGATGAGCTTGTGCAGTTGGCCGATGAGCGCGTCGCGGATGAGATTGAGAAGCGCAAGATTCAGCAGGAGCGTGAGCGACAGGCGGCTGTTGACGCAGCCGAGGCGGCGAAAAAAGTTGAGTAAATATAAGGATGCCGCCAGCCGTGGCCATCATAATTAACATAATAACCATTTTCATCGTATTTGCACTCTATTTTATGGTGTACAATCGTTATCGGAAGCGTGCTGATCCAAGCACGTCAGCTTCAGATGTATGGAGATCCATGTCAAGCAATACCAGAGAGGGTGCTTGGAATGGATTTCTGAATGAAACAATAGCAAAGGCTAAATATGGCCCTGTTGGTAATTTTAAGAGTTTCGAAAAGGTGCAGAAGAATGCGCGTCTCTATGCACTAACTTGATTTCTGAATAATGATTGGAACATTAAATGACTTTCCAAAGAAAAGGCCAACAACAAAGGCTATAAAAATCAAAAAGAGTATCTGTTTTGAAATACCATCAAAAAAGCTAGTCTTTGGCTCATCGGGGGGATAATAATAGTACTGAGGCGGAGGTCCTGTCTCTTGCTGCTGCTCTTGCTCTGGGGGACTATCAGCCAGCCATTCTTGAGGGGCACTCATTACAAGTTTCAAACAAAGTTTACCAGATTCTTTTCCGCACACATATAAATGGCATCATGCGATGGTTGTAGATGCATGTCATCAGATTCGAACCCACTGAAAAAGATATGCGGTCGTACTGAAAATGGCTTTATGTACGAGTGTAGACCTGGATGCTGCAAAAATAACTGTTCAGCAGCCAGCATACAGCCTATGTCTCTCCTATCAGCTCGTACAAATAAGCCAATCCAAAATGAGCCTCTGCAAATTGGCAACGAGCTTATGACTGCGACTGTGATCAACACCCCAAGCATTCTTCCTGGGGCTCCATTCCAGAAAGTTCGGGACCTTTTCAATAAACCAAAGACGAATGGTCAGTTGATTTCAATCATGGCTATTCTGTTGTTTCTGTTGGTTCTGAGTACTGTGCTTCTATTCTTCTAGTAGGGAAGCTTTGGGATGGGTATTTTCTTATAAAGAGCCTGGATCTTATCCGGAGCCCGACCATTCTTCATGTACCAGATGATGAGGGGCGTCAAGACGACGGCTATCGCGAGAGCAAAGAGAAACTGAAAACCAGCCGAGACGAGGATGATTATCGATATGAGAGTTGACAGATACAGAAACTTGCGCATGTAGTTTCCTGGGTTGCTCTTGGTGTCGCGGTAGTACTTCATAGCGAGGTAGGATGTGACCAAAAGCGAAGCTGACAGGACCAAGAGTATGATTCTCGTGAGGACCATTAAGATATACACACAAAATTTACTTAAAGAGGCGAGGCTATAGTACAGTAGAAATGGCCTCCACCACTGCTACCCCCGTTGTTACCCTCGAGTCTCTGATGTCTGAGATCAAGGCGCTCCGCAAGGATGTGCGCAAGATCAAGTCCTTCATCGAGGATCCTACTGGCGAGAAGACCAAGACGCGCGTGGCAAATAACGGTTTCAACAAGCCCCTCGAGGTGACTGATAAGCTGCGTGCTTTCCTGAAGCTGCCCGCTGGGGAGCTGATCTCTCGGTCTCAGGTGACCAAGAAGATCAACGAGTACGTTACCGAGAAGGGCCTCAAGGCTGGTCAGCTGATCAGCATGGATGCAACCCTGAAGGATATCCTGCAGCCCCCCGAGGGTGTGCAGATCACCTTCCTCAACATCCAGAAGTACATCAACCCTCACTACATCAAGCCCGTGAAGGAGGAGGAGCCAGCCAAGCCAGTCAAGGCTGTCGCGGCGGCCGAGCCTGCCGCACCCAAGAAACCCACGGTGAAGAAGCCTGCAAAGGCTTAAAAAAACTAAACGTATAATATATAAAATGTCAAGTGACGATGAGTCTCCCGTTTCACTGATCCCAGCCCCCGAGCTGAACCGTGAAAAACTGGAGGCACTCGTCGGTACAAAGGTGAATAACTTGTCTCTGTACCGGCGCGCGTTTACACATAAATCTGCATCTAAAAAATATATAGTCGAAGGATCATATGAGACCCTGGAATTCATGGGCGATTCTGTGCTGGGTTTTGTCATTACACGTCACCTCTTCGATCGCTACGAGAAACATCAGGAGGGATTCCTTACCCAGGCCCGAACAAAGATTGTCCGAGGGAAGACCCTCTCCGCAATTGCAAATGTACTTCGGTTGTACGAGTGGATTCTGATGGATGACAAGGGAATCTCTAAAAAGTGGAACCACAACCCCAAGATTCTGGAGGATTGCCTCGAGGCGCTGATCGGCGCAATCTATCTGGATATCGGGATGATTCACGCCAAAAAGTTTGTGCTCGACCTGCTCAACAAGGTGAACATCTCATTCTCGCACGACGACAACTACAAGGACCAGCTTATGCGCTGGTCGCAGGCCCAAGAAAACCCCGTCAAGATTGAGTACCGCGTGGATGGTTACACGAATGGAACCTTTCATATTATGCTCATCATCGATGAGCTCGAGGCTGGGTGCGGGTTTGCAACGACCAAAAAGCAGGCTGAGCAGAATGCGGCTCAGATTGCAATCAAAACGATGAAACTTGTGGTTCCAAAGAATAACGCTTCAGGACATAGCCTTGCATAGGTCCGCCTTTGTCTTGTACTTGGTCCAGTTTAGACCACGAGCCTCGGCCAGCTTGTTCAACTGGGCTCGGAGTAATTGCATACATCCCTTGACAGGTACGTTCACTCTCGGTGAGGTTACTTTCGGAAGATTCACCTTTGGTACATTTACTTTCTTTTGAGGTGCTTTAAGTAAATAAGTAGCCTGACTGGACTTACTATTAAAAACGGCACCAGTTCCTTTCCATTCAGATTTATTGATGTAGTTTTCTAATATTTCATCAGCCCCCTTTGTCCAGTTACAAGGGTAAGTTTTGTTAGTCGCTGAATCAAATATATACTCTTTATTCTTGCATATAAAGCCACATACTGCATGGGCTTTAGATGGTAGACTGATAACTAAGAATGCGTGACTCAATTCGTATTTGTTGTTTCTTATTACACGTTTATATGAGATGGAATCAGAATCAAGTAGTATACCCGGCACTAAATTTCCAATATTTATACTTGTTAATGTAACAAATAGATCTTTAAACAGTGTCCGTGTGAGGTAATAATCGTCTCCGCTCGTTCCTCCAGATGTATTTCTTCGTCTTGAAGCCTCTTTGACATTCAAGTTCAAGTAGCTACTAACACTCGATCTAGATAATAGACGTGCAGGGATCGTTTTGAAACCTAAACTTTTCAGGTAAGCTTCATTTTTACCTTTCAAGTTGTTGAGACTTTGTATACCAGCCGCCTTTATGCGGTTTTTAACACTATTGTTATTGTTAGTCGCTGATATTAAAAATTTGTTCAAGTTTGTGATTTGGTTCACCTTGCGCAGTTCGCGCAGCTTTGCATTCTCTATGAGATATGCATTGTTATATGCATTAATCTGACGCTGGGTAGGTGGTTTCAGCGCGTTGTCAATATATGACCACAAGTATGCAAGTGGAACTCTTCCGCGCATCGGGCAGGCGTTGATGTTTGCGTATTTTTTGTAGTTGTTGGAATTCTTGTACTTGTTCAAATAACGCACGAGGAGTTTCCGACCGACGTCTGATAAGAGCCAACCGTTCAGGCTAGCATTGAACCAACAGGTACCACCCTGCTGGATCCTGACGACTATGTCACCACAGCTCATTATATTTATTATCATAGAATATATTAATGGATTCTTCCCAAAAGTTTCCAACGACTCCAGTCGACCCAACAAGTATATCACTGGGTATTTACGAGTCAACTATTATCGCGCTATTCGCGATAGTACTTGGCACTCTTATAGATGTGATTTTCAAGAAAATCAACAAAAAGGTTGATAGCAAAGCTCTCAAGGTTGTTGTTGCTATGGCCCAGATTGTGTTTTTGGGTCTCGTCACAACACTCATCTATCTTTATCTGCCCAGGTGGTTTACAGACCATTTCCAGACTACATTCCCAGGTCTCCTCTTCCCGGCTATGTTTTACGGAGTGCAGTCCAACATCTTTGACAGTATGGAGCAAGTATTTGCTTGAATAAAGAATTAAACCACTTTAAATATACGTATGCATCCTCGAATTGAAGAGCTGCTCAAACAACATTATGACGACCAGAGATCAGACAACTGGTACAAACTCCGCAACACTATGCTCACAGCAAGTGACTGCGCATCTGCAATTGGCGACAACTTTTTCAAGTCACCCGAGATGCTTATTATACACAAGGTTTATCCTCACCTAAACACCTTCAAGGGGAACGAGCGGACCGAGTGGGGCCAAAAGTACGAGAATGTAGCCCGCGACATTTACGCCGAAAAACACAACGAGGTGGTTCACGAGATTGGTCTGGTCCAGCACCCGGTTCACAAGTGGCTCGGTGGTTCGGCCGATGGAATTACAGAGTCTGGAAAGTTGATCGAGATCAAGTGTCCAAACCCCAAGAATAAGCTCAAGAAAGAGTGTCCCAAGCACTACGTTGCCCAGGTTCAGGTCCTCATGGATGTTTTGGATCTCGAGGAGTGCGATTTCATCCAGTTTCGCCCGGACCCATACGAGTTTATCGTCGTGAATATGAAGCGCGACCGGCAGTGGTTTGCAGAGAAACTGCCCATCATGAAGGCTCTGTGGGATCGCGTGATCCACGGCAGGGCGCACGGCCTCTCAGAGTTTAGAGAAGATAATCGTATACATGATAAGGATGGGGTGCAGTCACTGCCGGAAGAAGATTGCGTTGATGCTCCAGTGCAAGGAGTGTCAGAATAAGACTCTGTGCACGGGATGTATTCAACTTGAGCGTCACGCGTGCCCAAAGTTGAAGGAGGCAAAGGATAAGAATATCGCAATGCTAGAAAAGGCTCTCGAGTTTACACCACCAAACAAAGGCAACTTGGTTAAGATCGTTTGATGGTTGCATAAGCAATGGCGGCAACAAGAGCTGCAAAAATAATTATATTATCACTGCGAAACATCGAAGGTCCCGTCTGTCCGGGAGCCTCGATGACTGTGATGCCCTTGTCAAACTGCATGCGACGACGAGGCCAGCGAGACTTGAGTGGAACTGGCCCACGCTCGCGTGTAAAGTTCCACATATTGCCTGCATAGTTCACCTCCATAGGGTGGTAGTTAAAGTCGGGTCTCTCTGAGCGAGGCTCGGGATCGGCCGGGAACCGTTCCTCTTCTGGAGTTGTCCATCCTCCGACGGGGGCGACGAGGCCTCCTCCGTCATAGGTCACACCAGGGGAAAACCCCGGGCCAGGCAGGGCCTGTGGGTTGATTCGATTAATCTGGATGAAGTCTTCCATTCTAATTGTTGCAAAGTTTTTTTTCCTCTTTGTACAACTTTGACTTTACCTTTTCCGAATGTCTC